GATAAATCAGTATCAGGATGACCAAAATGAGGCTCTCCCCCGCGTCGTGTTATACGACATCTACGTCTAATAAGGCGTAGTCCTCCGGCGTTTTATGCAGACGGTGCCGGACCGTGGACTCCTCTCAAGGTGCTTCTTATCCACCGTTAGTAGATCTGAAAAAGATCTCCTTTGCGATGTTATAAAGTACTTGAGGAGTGCAGAGTAGCCGTCTAGCCTGTCCTCGTAGTAGACTGGTGAAGCAACATAGGTTTTAACTTCAAACCTGTGCAACTTCTTATTCCAGCGTTCTACGGATATATGGCGTTGATAACTAAACCACCCTAACCCTGGAGATGTCTCCTTTACCACAGGTAAACTTCCTGTGATTTGCTCTACCCATAATTTGAGCAAAGCTGCGGTCTTCCAATAACCTCTTTTATAAAAGAGATTAGAGGTAGCCACATAGGATATAATCTCCTTGGCCGAGCCCTTATCAAAGGGACGGATCTGGCGGATGTAAGTAGGAGTTACTTCACACCCATCATAGGCATCCATACCGCAGCTCTCTCTGAACTTACCAGTCCAGAAAGATTTGCTAGCATTGACCTTGCAATAATACTCTGCTAAGGCTTCAATGACAACTTCAACCTCGTCTACAGGAACAATTATGTCGTCCCCATAGACATAGACGCTTCGCGTAACTTTACTTATGTTGCTTAGCGTCACTGGAAGGTTATACTTCCTAATCAAGGCAGATGTTATAACACTAAAGAAATACATCGCCTCAATCGGAAAGCAAAGAGCACTGCCCATGGACGCAAACTTCTTAAGGCAAATTATTTCACCTGAAGGAAGTTGCGCTGCCACGCTTCTGCATGCTAAGATCGCGTCCAACAAATCGCGATTTACTTTAAGCATGTCGGTAACGTGCGACAAAGGTACTCTGTCGCTAGCTGCCGAAAGGTCCAAAGTAGCAAGGACCTGATCGGAGGAGGCAGAAAGTGCTAAAGCACGATTCACTTTTTGGTCACTAAAATTTATATGACCTCGAGTAAGTTTGTGCTTTTCTATCCGAGTCACAAGTAACTCAGATATAGCCTGTTGTGCATATTGCATAACAACAGGCTCCATAGCAATTATCCTAGGGCCCTTCAGTGTCTTAGGAACAGAAACAACCCTTACAGGTAATTCCTGCTCTTTCCCAAGCATCTGTACACACTTGAATCCCTCAGACTCGTCATCAAACTGTGACGTACAGCTCATTATGAACTGATCTGAAGGAAAGAAAGGTTCTAATCTTTCGTTCCAAGTGCGCTGAGCAAATTTCCGATTACCAGAAACGCGCTCTGCAGTTTGCCCAGGTCCATGGCGAGGATGGAGCTCTTCTGAATCATATGACTCATTAAACAAAGAGCCCCACAAAAGACGACACACCTTACTAAATAGGTGATCGTCTCCAAGAGACATGGAGTCTGAAAGTTCGGACTCAACCTCCTTATACTCCGACATAGCTTTGTCGACTCTTCTAGTCGTACATTGCAAGGCCATTTTCTTGAAGGTATAAGCGATTTGCCTAATTCCTTCAATGGCGTTAATATCGGGATCATTAAGGAGCCCTCCAGTACCAGCATCAAAGACGAGACCCATGTAACCTTGCAGGAATGCAGGGAGACGTAACCGTTTCTTCCAACCAAGGAAGTCGGTAGGGGTCACCTGTCCTCGGTCAAGACTTCTTTCGAAATCTTTTCCGAAGTTGGGTAGCGTAATCGTGAAAAACGACACGCCTTCGTCATGTGAACGTAATCTAGATGTTAGAAGATCACGTTCAACACTGGCTTTTGAAATGTCGGTTGTGCACTTCACACATGCGTCATACAACACACATGTGAAAACAAGAAGCATGTCCTGTTCGTGGCTTTTCACTGTGCCTCCTACTGAAGGTCGCCAGATCCAGCCATGACACAGATATTGCCAATATAGTAGCCCGGTGTTGATCAGAAATATTCTCACTTCGCTCATATGAACGAGATGAGCACCGGGCTACCTCCATTAAACTAACCTGATTAACTGGTTAGCTCTCACCGCCTAGTAATTTGGCGATGTTGCCTGACGTAAGCCAAGCAACTAGAGCGTCTACGAGGTAATCCAAAGTTGCATCGTCAAACCCGAAAGCGGGTTCATCAATGACAACATAGATCCCGGCCCGTTGAGAAGCATTTTCAGCGGTAAGGGGGTCTGCAGCGATTAAGGTTTGGTCCACACGGACCATCCGACGCTTACGACCTTTAGAACTCTGATGCGAAATACGCATCTGGAAAATCTCGTCAGCCGTGCGGTACGTAGCATCGGAAGGTCCATTGGACACCCGAGGCATAGACTTGGCGACTGAGTTAACAGTTATGGATTGAGGATCTGTGAACATGGCGACTAACTCCCTGTGACTTTAGTTTTGTTATAGGGCAAAATTGCCTCTTACGGATCAGATGGTAGCCCTCGATACTCCTAGGGCCCATAAAATCCTTTCCTGACGGGGTGTTAACGCTTCTTCTAAGAAGCCCCCGCCGCCAAAACAGTACTGAGAAGTACCGTCTCGTTCCTTGCATTCTGCGGTAAATACAGCCCGTAGTTTGAAAGGCACCGGCTTAGTTGGGCCCCAGTTTGAGCCCACACAGAGTGGTGATGAGATTTGTAGGGGAACTTCCTCATCGTAGATGATAGAGGTTGACCTATGACGCATAACGTACGCGTACTTCGTCACCAAGTTGTCGTAAAGAGAGTTACTATAATTGGAAATTACGTCTCCAATGTTAATAACCCAATCCTGCAACCAGGTGAATGGGATAAGCTCCCACGCTAGTGAAGGGGTTAAAGTTAACCCATACATGTGGCGTACAAGACGTGAATTCCAGATATTTCGACTAGACCCAACATTGAGGTCTGGGACGAAATACTTCATCCTCGCCTTAAACCAGATAGTATCCCGTGTTATCACGGACTTGGTGCATGGGCCAGGGTTTTGCGAGTAAAACCAAGACACAAGAGCAGGATAACTTTTAAAAGTCATTTGGCTCGAGGTCGTGGTCAACTCGTTCTTTATGATGCCGCCTCTCGTCAGCCACTTAGCTTGGTTATTTTCAACAAAGCGCAAGTGGTTTTCCATCCGATTAGATGTTTCATACATCTTAATCAGATCTTTAACGAAAGGCTTCCAGCCGAATTCGTAGTTGAGAAACTGTGATCCTAGGTTTTTAAACTTTAGGATCTGATTCCTCAAATTCGTGACCGACCAAGGCCACGGATTTTGGGGTAGGTCGCGTAATTCAGCGGCCCACTGACCTCCATCAACTTTCGGCTTGACAGGCCTAAACTTATTAAAGGCCTGTGCACCATAAGAACGCGCGGTTGGGGCATAACCATCTGCTATAGCTAGCGCTTCGCTAGCTGTCGCATTAATAGTAAAGGCACCGTTATACTTGTACGATTTATACAAATACTCCTGAGCATTCTTATCTTGATACTCAGAAGTTACTCGTACAAGAAAGAACGGACCGCCTTCACGAAAGGGGGGACCTTTGTGGAGTTCATCCCAACATCTGGTCCAAACACCCTGACTCTGGTTAAGAGGATAAGACAAGACTGTAGGTCCAAAATAAGTAACGTTTGGACACGAAGTCTTAAACGTCGTAAACTGGCCGATAGTTTGACCAGTCCTTGACGCCGACTCATCCTTTTCCCTGTACCGCGGTATACCCATGGATATCCTCCAGAACTGCATTAATATAAATTACACCGACAAACTAGCCAGTGTGAGGGTAGGGGCGCTTAATCCACAATGGAAGAG